CTCCCGATACACTATCAAGAGATACAGTTTTAGAGAGTACGAATAGTGATAATAAAGTAGATTTTTCTGCAGGTGCAAAAGATGTATTTTGTACATATCCAGCAAAGAAGGCACCATCTCCTGTCATGGATCCTACAGCATATGTGACAACACATAATTCTACAATTAGCGATGTTCAAACAATGGACTCTGGCGTTTTAGCTGGACCCGTATCTATTACAGGTACACTGTCCGTAACAGGGAATTTATTTATATTATGAGCACGCTTGAAGTAAATAAAATTATACCACAAGGATCAGGTACTGCTCTTCAAATAGGAGAAAACGGTGACACCATAACGTTGCCAGCAGGTACGGTAATAACATTACCTAACGGATCAATTACAAACGACGAACTAGCAGGTTCTATTGCTAATGCAAAATTAGCAAACTCATCAATTACAATTAACGGATCATCTGTTGCTTTAGGTGGTTCAACTACCGTACAAGCAGCTTTGACTTTTCCAACAATAGGTTCTATTAATCCTTCAACCATAGAAAACACACAAACAGCAGTTACCATAACAGGAACTAACTATATCTCTGTCCCTTTTGTTGATGCCATTAACTCATCAACAGGGGCTATCACATCAGCAGACTCTGTTTCTTTTACAAGCGCAACAACTATTGTTGCAACATTTACACTACCTGTAGATGGTACTTATTTTCTTCGTGTAGAAAATAATGACGGATTAGCTGTACGATCAGGTTCAGCATTACTAACAGTATCAGACGCACCAGCTTGGGTAACAGCAGCGGGATCACTAGGAACAATTTCTGGAGGAGGAACTATGAATTTTACAGTTAGTGCTACCAGTGCAACTGCTTATGCAATAGTATCAGGAGCTTTACCAGGAGGAGGTAGTTTGAATACAAGCACGGGTGCTATTACAGGTACGGAGTCAGGTGCAACCACAAGCACTACATACAATTTTACTATTAGAGCAACAGATGCTCAAGCTCAAACTGCTAACAGAGCATTTTCAATAACTGTAAGTGTGGGTATACAAAACTCATTCTTAATGACGGGAAGTTAATATGAGTTATTTAACAAGAACAGGAGTATCATCAAGTAATGGAGGTCAATTTAACACCATTAGTTTTTGGTTTAAAAGAAATACAAATCTTACACACAGTACACAAAGTTTGTTTGGTGCTCAAGTAGATGGCAATAATTATACATGGGTTAGGTTTAACAATAGTCAATTACAGTATATTTCTGTAACTGGTGGATCTATAAAATTTAAATTACAAACGTCAGCTATTTTTGAAGATCCCTCTGCTTGGTATCATGTAGTTCTTCGATCATCTACTACATCAGGAACTTCTAGTAATAGAATTAGAATGTATATTAATGGGAGTCAAGTAACAGATTTTGATACAGAAACTTATCCTGATCAAAATTATTTTTCTTATTTATGTGATAATAATACAGATATGTTTGTTGGAAAAAGTAGTGGTGTATATTCTGGTTTATTAGCTGATCTAAATTTATTAGATGGTGAAGATCAAGACGCAAATAAATTTGGAGAAACAGATGCTACAACAGGGATATGGAAACCTAAACCAGACTTTACTGGAATTAATTATGGTAATAACGGATTTAGATTACAATTTAAAACCAGTGGTAATATGGGTTTAGATACAAGTGGTCAATCACATAACTTTACAAATAGTTCTGTTGATGCGCAAGCTCAGTCAACAGACACGCCTTCTAATAGTTTTTGTACTTGGAATAGAGCTTTTTCTAATAATAATTTAACAGTTGTTTATGATGGTGGATTAAGAATAGAAGAAAGTTCAAGTAATGCTTGGAGAAGTATTTTATGTACTTTAGCAGTGTCAAAAGGTAAATGGTATTGGGAATTTAAAGTAGGTCCTACAGGAGATAGTCAATATTTTATTATGGGAGCGTCAAGAACAGATGTAGCTTATAATTCTTATGTTGCTACTAATAACCAAGGTCCTTTTAGAGCTGGAGGTGGTTATGCAATGCAAACAAATGGAACAAAAATAAATAATAACAGTTCAGCATCTTATGGTTCTGCAATGGGAAGCAATAGTATTATTGGATGTAGATTAGATTTAGATAATGGAACAATTGGTTTTATACAAGGAGGTTCTGATTTAGGAAATGCTTACACAGGACTAACAACAGGCGATGATATTTTTTACACACCTTTTGCGTCTATTGGTCAAGCAGACAATGGCGAAGATGCAAGATTAGAAATTAATACAGGAAATCCTGTGTTTACTGACACTGCTAATAATGCCGATGCAAATGGTTTTGGAAAATTTGTAAATAGTGTACCATCAGGGTATTATTCTTTATGTACAAAAAACATAGAATCGTTAGGATAAATTATGGCTTACACAACAATTGCTGATTCATCTACAAAATTTCAAACCGCTTTATATACAGGCAACGGAAGCACAGCCCATGATATAACAAACACGGGTAATGCTAACTTACAGCCAGATTTAATTTGGATTAAAAACAGAAGTGCTAGTTCAAATCCAATTATACAAGATACAACTAGAGGAATAAATGTTCAATCATTTACTGACGGCACTGCTGCTGAAACCACTAATGCAAGTTGGGGTCATGTTAATAGTGTTTCTTCTGATGGTTTTCAAGTTGATGCAGGTAGTCCAGTCACTGAAGCTAATGCTAACAAAAACTCTAATAATTATGCAGGATGGCAATGGAAAGCAAATGCAGGAACAACTTCTACTAATAGCAACGGATCTGTTACTTCATACGTACAAGCTGACACAACTGCAGGATTTAGTATAGTTAAATGGACTGGTAATGCTACTGGCAACTTTACTGTAGGTCATGGGTTATCTTCTGCACCTAACGTTATTGTTGTTAAAAAATCTAATGGAACATCTAATTGGTATTGTCGTTATGCTGCTGCTTTAAATGGAAATAATTCAGCTCTTTATTGGAACGCAACTAATGCAGAAGGAAGCGAGTCAACTATATGGAATAGCACCGCTCCTACGTCAACTGTTTTTACAATAGGCACTGATGGTAATCTAGCAACAACATCAAACTACATAGCTTATTGTTGGAATTCTATAAAAGGATATAGTGCTTTTGGAAATTATCAAGGAGACGGTATTGCTAGCGGACCTTACATTTATACTGGTTTTAGACCTGCATTTATTTTAATAAAAAATATTAGTATTAGTCAAAGTTGGATTGTTTTTGATTCAAAAAGACCTGGTTATAATAGAACTAATCAAACTTTAAATACAAATGAACAAGGCGCTGAAGAAACAGGAAGAGTTCTTGATATATGTTCTACAGGTTTTAAAATAAGAAGTACTAATACAGCATGTAATGGCGATAATAATTATCATGTATATATGGCTTTTGCTGATCAACCTCTAGTTTCTTCAGGTGTAACAAATAACGGGTTCGCATAACATGGTATCAACACTTAAAGTAAACACGCTAAAGAAACAGTCAGGCTCTTTAATTACGGTTGGAGATGCAGGAGAATCTATTGTTAATAATGCTTTAAATGTTACACCTCAAGGTACGTCTGCTAACCCTATAACGTTTACTGTTACTGTTGCAGCAAAGACTTCGGCTAATGTATACAACGGTGCAGGCAGTTCTAATGCCTATTTTATAAACGGAACAGAAGCTCCTAGTTTTTTTATTGATGGTAATGAATCTTCTTCTTATGAATACTATTACAAATTTGATCAATCCGATGCTTCTAATGGAAATGGTGGTGGTCATCCTTTACGATTTTATTTAGATGCAGCAAAGACACAAATATTTAGTACAAATGTAACAACAAACGGTACGCCTGGTCAAGCAGGCGCTTACACACAAATAAAAGTTGGAGGTTACACACCTAACGTTTTATATTATCAGTGTAGTAGTCATGCTTTTATGGGTAACAAAATTATTAACCCAGCTACAAAAACATTAAGTCTATCAGGAGCGGCTATAACGTTACCAACAGGAACAGGATCTGCAAATCAATTTATTGGATATTCTTCTTCATCTGCTGGTGTAACAGCAACAACTTGGTCAACAGTCATAGGAGAAACCAAACCAACCATTACAGGTATTAGCCCCAATGTAGCAGAAAACACACAAACACAAATTACGATAACAGGAACTAATTATGTTAACACACCTTATGTAGATGCAATAAATTCTACGGGTGCTATTACATCAGCTGATTCTGTTTCGTTTACAAGTGCAACAACATTAGTAACAAACTTTACGTTGCCTGTTGATGGCACGTATTTTATACGAGTAGAAAATCCCGATGGTAACGCGGTCCGTAGTTCATCAGCAATACTTACCGTATCTGATGCTCCTGCATGGCAGACAGCAGCAGGATCTTTAGGATCAGTGGATGCTGGAGGAACTATTAGTTTTACTGTTAATGCGACTAGCGCTACAGCATATGCCGTGCAATCAGGATCGTTGCCAGGAGGTGCTAGTTTAAACACAAGTACAGGTGCTATTACAGGCACCGAGTCAGGAGCAACGCAAGATACAACATATAACTTTACCATCAGAGCTACAGATGCACAGGCACAAACAGCAGATAGAGCCTTTTCAATCGCAGTCACAGTTGGTATAAGTAATGCTATGAGGTTTGATTAATGGCTACGTATTTAAATAGAACACCATCAAGTGCAAGCAATCGTAAAACATGGACATATAGTACATGGTTAAAACGAGGACAAATCGGTACGGGAGATAATGTTTTTTTTGGAGTTGGAGCAGGAACAGTGGAATTTGGAGCTTTTTTTAAAAGTGATAATATACTTGAAGTGTATCAATACACTTCAGGAACGTATAATTTTAGATATAAAACAGATCAACTTTTTAGAGATTCTTCAGCTTGGTATCATATAGTTATAGCGGTTGATACAACGCAAGGAAGTGCAGGAGACAGAGTAAAAATTTATGTAAATGGTTCTCAAATAACGTCTTTTTCTACCAACACTAATCCAAGTCAAAATTTTGATACACAAGTAAATTTAGATACTCCACATAAAATAGGAGTAGCTCAATACGGTAGTGGTTTTTATTTAGGGTATATGGCAGAAACTATTTTAGTAGATGGCACTGCTTTAACCCCAACATCGTTTGGAGAAACAGATTCTACAACAGGCATATGGATACCAAAAACATTTTCAGGTTCTTTTGGCACTAATGGATTTTTATTAGCATTTAAAAATAGTGGTGCATTAGGAACCGATACAAGTGGTCAAAGTAATACATTCACAGTTAATTCGGCAGGAACAAATGCTCAAGTAGTAGACACGCCTAATAATAATTTTGCTACAATGAATCCAAGTATTGCTACACAAGGTCAAACTCCTACTTATTCTAAAGGAAATACTATTGTTACTTCTACTAGCAATGGTTCATATGGTGCATCTGCACTTTCAACTTTTGCTATAGATAGTGGTAAATGGTATTGGGAAACAAAAATTACAGGAGATAGAAATAATGGAATAGCAATAGGATTAGCTGATGCTACGTGGGCTGTAGGAAGTGCTACAGATAGTTGGTTTGGCGGTAGTAATTTAAATGGATATGCTTTTCAATTTACAAATGGAGGTCAAAAGAAAGTTGATAATGGGACAGGTACTTCTTATGGAACTCAAATAGCAGTTAATGATATTTTAGGAACAGCATATGATGCTGATAATAATACTATTACTTGGTATATAAATGGTTCTTCACAAGGACAGGCATTTTCTAGTATGAGGGACATAACGTTTGTTCCTGCTTCTTATGGATATTATAACACACAATGGGAATTTAATTTTGGTAATCCTGCTTTTACTATAGCGTCAGGAAACGCAGATGCTAATGGTTATGGGAACTTTGAATATGCCGTACCATCAGGGTACTACGCATTATGCACAAAAAATATAAATCAATACGGATAAATTATGGCGTACACAACAATTAACAATCCCTCAGCACATTTTCACACACAGCTATATACAGGGACAGGATCTTTAAATTCTGTAACTAATGATGCTAATGCAGGAAACTTTAAACCAGATTGGTTATATATTAAAAATAGGTCTGCTAGTTGGAGTGGTATAGTGACCGATTCTACTAGAGGAGTAAACAAATCTCTTTTTACTCCAGCAACTGACGCACAAGTAACAAACAATGCTAGAGGTTATGTATCTGCTTTTAATACTGATGGTTTTACTGTAGGTGCAGGTTCATCTGGTTCTGATAGTGTAAATACTAACGGTAATAATTATGTAGGTTGGCAATGGAAAGCTAACGGAGGTACTACTGCTACAAATAATGCTGGATCTATTTCTTCAACTGTACAGGCAAATACAACAGCGGGATTTAGTATTGTCAAATGGACATCAGATGGAAATAATGGAAGAACAGTAGGTCATGGTTTAGGAGTTAAACCTACGGTAATTATTACAAAAAATTTAAGCGCAACAAGTGATTGGCTTAGTTTTTTTGAAGAGGCTGGAGTTGATAAATATTTAAAGTTAAACAGTTCAAGTGCAGTTTCAACTAGCGCAGATATGTTTGGTGGTGGAGCACAAGCAACAGCTGTATTTACAATAGGACAATCAGCTGCTGGTTATAGTAATGGTAATGACATAATAGCTTATGTTTTTGCACCTATACAAGGTTACAGCAAGTTTGGTAAATATACTGGTAATGGTAATGCAGATGGGCCATTTGTTTACACAGGATTTAAACCTGCTTGGGTTATGTTAAAGAGGTCTAGTGGAGCAGCAGATTGGAATATATTTGATAATAAAAGACCTGGTTATAATGAAACTAACGCAAGATTAAGGGCAAATGATTCTACAGCAGAATCAACATCAGATGCGGGTGTAGATTTACTATCTAATGGTTTTAAATGTAGATTAGGTTCTGAATTTAATGCAAATAGCACAACTAATATTTACATGGCATTTGCAGAAAATCCTTTAGTAGCAACAAACGGAGTGCCAACAACGGCTAGATAATATGTCAGAGATAAAAGTAAATACCCTTAAAAAATATGATGGTTCTACCATCACGATTGGTGAAGGTGGTGACACGGTTACTATAACACCAGGTATTGTAGGTACCACAATAACATCTGGAACTGTAGCAAACGCTCGTTTAGTAGGTAGTGGTGCAATAACAATAAATGGGTCAGCAGTATCTTTAGGTGGTTCCGTTAGCATAGGAGAAACTAAACCAACTATTGGTTCTATTAGTCCTACGGTCATTACAAATGACTCAACTGCTGTTACAATCACAGGTACAAACTATGTATCTATTCCAACTGTTGATGCAATCTCTACAACAGGAGCAATCGTAGCAGCAAGTGCTGTAAGTTTTACAAGTGCTACTGTTATTGTTGCAACACTAACGTTACCAACAGACGGTACATACTTTTTACGAATAGAAAATAATGATGGTAATGCTGTCAGATCAAATACCGCTTTACTCACCGTATCGGATAATCCTGTTTGGACAACAAGCTCTGGTTCTCTTGGAACTATTGCAGGAGATTTTTCAGGCACCGTAGCTACGGTAGCCGCGTCTGGTGAATCACCAACCTTTTCAGAAACAACAAGTGTATTGACAAATGCAAGTCAAGCAAATTGCTCGCTAAATTCAAGCACAGGTGTTATAACTACAAGTGATTTTGGTGGATCGTCTACAACTCCAACAACGTATAACTTTACTCTTCGTGCAACAGATGCACAAGGGCAAACAGCGGATCGTGCTTTTTCACTAACATCAAGTTTTGGAATAGCTAGCTCAGGAAGGTTTGATTAATGGCGACTCAATTATCTAGAACAGCATCAAGCACAACAGATGCACAAAGAAAAACTTGGACTCTTAGTTTTTGGTTAAAACCATCAAACATGAGCGGGTCTAGTGCACAAGAATATCATTATGTGTATCAAGCAAGTGGTGGTTCTAGTGGATACTTTAGAATGGATAGTAATCAAAAGTTAAGATATAGAGATTACACAAATGGTGGTTCTCCTGATTATTTAAGAATAACAGATAGATTATTTAGAGACCCTTCTGCTTGGTATCATATAGTTTTAAGAAACGACACCACACAATCAACAGCTGCAGATAGATTAAGATTATATGTTAATGGCGAATTACAAGAATGGCAAAATGCAAACCAACCTGCGCAAGACCATGTTGGTTTTATAAACTCTACATTTCCATATCAAATAGGTCAGTCTGGTTCTAACGGACTTGATTCAACTTATCTTGCACAATATATTATGTGTGCAGGACAATCATATGCACCAACTGTTTTTGGTTCTACTAATGCTAATGGTATTTGGGTGCCTAACGCAAGTCCTTCTGTTACTTACGGCAGTAATGGTTTTAAATTAGACTTTGCAGGAACAGGAGCTTCTGCTGATGCGAGTGGATTTGGTGCAGATACTTCTGGTAATGCTAATCATTTTGCTTCTTCAAATTTAGGCACAAATCCTAGTACAACAGATACTTGTGAAAATAATTTTGCTACTTTAAATCCTTTATCTACAAGCAGTTTTACATCATTAAGTAAGGGTAATGTAGTTGCTACGGGTAACTCAGCTGCTAATAATGGTCATACTTTAGGAACAATAGCTCCTTCTGCTGGTAAATGGTACTGGGAAGTTAAATATGTTACAGCAGCAGGTTCATCGGCAGGAAGTTATCCAAACATAGGAGTCTATCCTATGAAATTTAGTAGACAACCATTAAATGGTCCTAACTTTGCAGAAGCTGGTTACTACAGTGACGGATGTGAATATAGACCAGATGGTTCTAGATTTAGAAATAATAGTACTTCAGGTTATGGTACAGCATGGAGCACAGGTGACATTCTTGGTGTTGCTTTAGATATGGAAAACTACGCTGTTTATTTTTCAAGAAACGGAACATTTCAAGATTCAGGTGATCCAACAAGTGGAGCTTCTAAAACTGGAGCCGCACAAGCTTGGACTGCAGCAGAAGGTGCTTATGCAGTATCGTGTTCTTCTTATCAAAACTCAGTAATGCAATTTAATTTTGGTAATCCTGTTTTTACTGTTGCCTCTAGTAATGCTGATGCTAACGGAGAAGGAAGTTTTGAATACGCACCACCATCAGGGTATTATGCGTTATGTACTAATAACTTAGCTTTATACGGAGGATAACATGGCAGTATACACAACAATTAATGATGGATCAGTGCATTTTCAAAATCAACTATACACTGGTAATGCAAGTACAAACAATATTGTTAATGGTGGAAATGCAAATTTACAACCAGATTTTGTATGGTTAAAAAACCTTAGTACTGCTGGTAAAGATTATGGAATGTTTGATTCCACTAGAGGAACTACAAAAATGTTAAGTAGTAATAATAATAATACAGAAAATACTGTAGCAACATCTTTAACATCTTTTAATACAGATGGTTTTACATTAGGTTCTGACGGTGGTCCTAATGCAAATTCAAGTAGCAATGTAGCATGGCAATGGAAAGCTAACGGAGGAACTACTTCAAGTAATTCATCTGGCTCAATTACTTCTACCGTACAAGCAAATACAACAGCAGGTTTTAGTATAGTTACTTATACAGGCAATGGCTCAAGTGGAGCTACAATAGGTCATGGTTTAGGGGCTGTTCCTGATACAATAATTTTAAAGTGTAGATCTGATTCAGAAAACTGGTTTGTAAATACCCCTGTTGGAGGTGGAGTTGGTTATATGATGTTAAACCAATTAAATGCAGATTCAGGATCAAATAGTTCAGTTTGGAATAGTACTACTCCTACTTCCACTCTTATTACTCTTGGTAATTCAGGAGGAGTTAATGGCAATAGTAAAACTTATGTAGCTTATTGTTTTAAATCTATACAAGGTTTTAGTCAAATAGGCACTTATTATGGTAATGGTAGTACAAATGGACCTTTTATTTATACAGGGTTTAAACCTGCTTGGTTAATGATTAAAAGAACTGATAATTCTGGATATTGGACTGTATTTGATAATAAAAGAAGTGCTTCTGGCGGCGATAATGAAATAACTTATTATCTAGAAGCAAATGCAAATAACGAACAATCTACAGGAGGCAGTGTAAATGATGTTGATTTTTTATCTAATGGAATAAAAATTAGAGAAGATAATGGAGATCTAAACAATAGCACAAGCCCTATATTTTATATGACATTTGCACAAAACCCTTTTGTAACTTCGGATTCGATTCCCACAACAGCGAGATAGCGCATGACGTTAGGGATCCTAGCATTTGCAGAAGGTCCAATATCGTCCCTTGGTAAACAAGATGCGGTAGCGGTTGTTACAGGTCTTGCCTTAAATTCTAATTTAGGTACAGCAGTAGCTCAAGCTGGAGCACAACCAAGCGTTACAGGACAATCTTTAACTTCAGCTGTTGGTACAGTTGTTCTTAATACAGCGTCTGTAGCAGCACCGTCTGGTGTTTCTATAAACTCGGCTCTCGGCTCACCGACCATTAATGTTATTGCTAACCCAACCGTATCGGTTACAGGGTTTGGCTTAAATCAAATACTAGGAACCTATGCGGTAAGTGCAGGAGGTCAAGTTGCTATTGATGCGTCTGCTGAACCAGACATGGATATGTTCCTTGGAAACTCAACTGTTTCAGGAACAGCTTCTCTATCCGTTACAGGTCAATCAGTATCCACGGGTCTCGGCACAGTTAGCATAGATGCTCAGACTCCAGTAGCTGTTACTGGTCAGGCAATGAATGTTGCTCAAGGCACTTCAACAGTCGTAGCTACAGGAAAAATAGAAGTTACAGGTCAAGTTGTTAATTCTGCTGTTGGCACAGCAACAGTAAATGCGTCAGCTACAGCTATTCCAAATGGTAATATTGTATCTACCGCTCTTGGAAATGTTACCGTTGACTCTAATACGATTGTTTCCGTTACAGGACTTTCTATGGATATGGTTATCGGAGATGCTGCTGTTTATGCATGGGTAACAGTAGACGATGCAGCCAATACACCATTTGCTAACGTTGATGATAGTGCTACAAATACTTGGACAAATGTCGATGATAGTGCTACTAATACATGGCAAGATGCAGCTTAGGTAAATTATGTCAACATATTCAAGCAGACTACAAATAGAGTTAATAGGGGTTGGAGATCAGGCAAATGCTTGGGGTACAACAACCAATAACAATTTTTCTCAATCTCTTGAACAAGCCATTGCAGGTGTTTATACAAAAAATATATCATCTGGCACTACCACAGTCTTAACAGATACAAATGGCCCTGCTACTCAAGCAGATAACGAAAATAGACAAGCTGCTATCATCTTTACAAATGCGGGAGCTAATCACACAGTACAGTTTACTTCAAAAGAAAAATTGTACTTCTTACGAAATGCTTCTTCGACTTATACAGTTACAGCTAGAATAGGCGCTTCGGGTAATACATATGTTATTAACCCTACAACAAGTGTCTTTTTGGCCACTGATGGTACTAATTGGTTTGAACTCCAGACATCAGGTGGCACATGGATTACAAAGAACGCCGCTTACACAGCTTTTAGTGGTGATAGAATATTTGTCGATACATCATCACAAGTCGTTACGATTACGTTGCCTGCCGCTCCTGCGACAGGAGACGAGATACGATTTGTTGATGTAGCTAGTTCCTTTGATACGAACAATTTAACAGTAGCTAGAAATGGTTTAAAAATAAATAACCAAACATCAGATTTAACAGTAGCAACTGAAGATGCAGCTTTTGGGTTAGTGTACTCAGGTGTGTCTTATGGTTGGAAGATAATGGAGAAGTAAAATGCCAACTTATGAATCTATCAAATATAAATTCTCAGGTACAGCAGTTACTGGTGTATTACAGACAGCAAACAATTTAAGTGATGTTGCTGCCGCAGCAACTTCAAGAACTAATTTAGATCTTGATATTGGAGGAACTCCAGCAGCGGGCGCTGATGTACAAGCTTTTGTTTCTACAACAGCAGGGACAAATGTTAATGGAAACAGAACTGTAAGTACAAATGCACCAAGTGGTGGATCCGATGGAGATATTTGGTACAAATATACATAATGCCTTATGCCAATTTATGTTAAAGACGGTGGTACTTTTCGTGAGATAAGCTCTAGTGCTGGCTCACAAGTCTACGTGAGAGACGGTACATCCTTTACTAACAAAACAATTACAAATGCCTACGTCAAAGATGGCGGTGCATGGCGAACGGTCTTTACTTTATTTGATACACCAGGAAGTTTTACAACAGCAGGTGCAGGTACGACAAACTTTAACGTTCCAGCCAATGCTAATGCTATTCATATTAAACAAGCTGTAGGTGGTGGTGGCGGTGGATATACAGGAACTTCTTATGATAAAGCTAATGGTGAATCTTCTGGACCAGGTGGTGGATCAGGAGCTTTTATTTCTGACCGAGTATATACAGTATCAGGTGGTGAACAATTAACTGCTGTAGTAGGAACGGGTGGCTCTAAAGGAACGGGCTTTTACAGTGGTTCAGCAGGTGGTGGATCAACAACAAGTTTAACTGGATCAAGCACTAATGCAATTTTTTCTTTAGCAGGTGGCGGCGCTTCTTCTGTATCAGGTGGTGGAGTGCAAGGACCTCTTCGATCTAATACAGCAGGTACAGGTGGCGTTGCAACAGCAGGTACATCTTTATCATCAGGAACTACAGTAGACGGAATCAATATAACAAGTTTTACGAGTGGGCCTACAAGCACTTTTAATAACTCAGGTAATGGAGTTACAGGTGGTAATAATGGTAACTGTAATGGAGACAACTGTCAGATAAATGGTAGTGATGGTGCTGACTCTTACAGTGGTTTAGCAGGCACAGGTGGTGACGGTGGTAGAGTAAATGTCGCTGCTACAGCAGGAACTCAAGGCGGTGGAGGCGCTGGTGGCGGTGCTGAAAACTACGGCTCAGGAGCTGGTGGATCTGATGGCGGTGCTGGTGAATTAATATTTAGATTTATAAGGATTGCATAATGCCTCTTACTAAAATAGCTTTTGCCCCAGGGATTGATAAACAAGATACAGAGTACGGTGCAGCAGGACGTTGGACTGATTCTGATTTTGTACGTTTTCGATACGGTCTACCAGAAAAGATTGGTGGATGGTTAAAATTAATTCCAACAACCTTGGTAGGTGTTGCACGAGACATGCACGCATGGACAGATCTTAACGGTGTACGGTACACGGCCATCGGAACAGATAGAAAATTATATATTTATACAGAGGGTGTAGCCTATGACATTACACCTGTTAGAGCTACAGGATCAATTACAGGATTTAGTACAACTAATAATTCGCCAACAGTTACCGTTACTGATCCAAGTCACGGAGCAAGTATAGGAGATTTTGTTACCATATCATCTACGTCAGGACCTGTTAACGGTATTCCTGCAGCGACAATGAATGCAGAATATCAAATTCTTACTATACCAACAAGCAATACGTATACGATTACAGCCGCAGCTAATGCAACAAGTACAGGAGCATCGGCAGCAACAGCAACAGCAACCTATCAAATATCTGTAGGCACAGCCGTATCACAATATGGTTATGGTTGGGGTACTTATCAGTGGGGTAAAGAAGAATGGGGCACGCCTCGTTCTACGTCTAACGTTACTATCGAAGGACGTAACTGGTCTTTTGATACTTTTGGTGAAGACTTATTAGCTACTGTAAGTAATGGTGGAACATTTAGATGGGATACATCGGTTGGTGTAGGAACGCCTGCCGCAGTAGTATCAACGGCACCTACTATTTCACGATTTAATTTAGTATCAATGCCTGACAGACATGTGTTTTTATTTGGAACAGAAACAGTTATTGGAACATCAACATCTAAAGATGATTTATTTTTACGTTTTTCTTCGCAAGAAGATTATAACACATGGGTTCCAACAGCAACAAACACAGCAGGTTCTTTTAGAATACAAGACGGATCAAAAATTATAACGGCTGTACGATCACGTAACGCTGTATTAGTTTGGACCGATACAAGTTTAAATGCATTACAATTTGTTGGCGCACCTTTTACGTTTAACTTAACACAAATAGGAGCAAACTGTGGAGCTGTATCTTTACACTCAGCAGTAGATGTAAATGGTACTGCCTTTTGGATGTCACAGAATTCTTTTTACAAGTTTGATGGTGCTATATCTAAAATGCCTTGTAGTGTGCAAGATTATGTTTTTGAAGACTTTAGTATTACAAACCAACCAGAAACTTTTGCTGCTGTTAACTCAGAGTTTAATGAAGTAACGTGGTTCTATACCTCTAATAATGCTACACAAATTGACAGATATGTTACCTATAACTATTTAGAAGACTGTTGGTCAACAGGATCTTTAGCTAGAACAACATGGCAAGATTATGGCGTGTATCAAAAACCATATGCTACAGAATATTCAACAACAGGAGTTGCTAATAATAATGTTATTAACGGTTTAACAGCAGGAGCAACAACATTATTTCAACACGAAACAGGTGATGATAACGTAACACTACCTATTACAGCATTTATTGAGTCAGGTGATTTTGATATTGCTGATGGTCAACCTTTCTTACACATAGGAAGAGGTATACCAAATTTTAAAGATCTTAATGGATCTGTTGATGTAACATTAAAATTTAAAACATATCCAAATGCAACGACTAATCAAACAGTAGTAAGAACTGTAGTTCCTACAACAGAAAAATTTGATTTACGAGGCAGAGGAAGACAAGCAAATGTTCGTATTGACAGTGACGCTGTTGGTGATAAATGGAGATATGGTACACTTCGATTAG